GCATTCGCCTGCACCTGTGCCCAGACCAGGGGGTAGGGCTTGGAGAAGATCAGCCGCGCCTCGCGATAGATCGAGACCTCGATGTCGAGCCGGCCCATCTCGACCCAGGTCGCCACGACAACGATCTGATCCGCCACGTCGTCATCGAGCATCCATTGTAGCGCGCGTCGCGTGTAGAACTCGGCGCGCAGCCGAACCTCCTCGGTCTCCTTCTCGCGCGACAGCAGCCACAACAGCGAGCCGAACTCGATCGCCCAGTTGCCCCGCCGGTCGCCCTCGGCGATGTCGGGCAGCACATCGTCCTCACTGGCCAGCGCATCGGTGAACAGCGAGAGGATGACGGCGGTGTCCATGCCCTCGTCGGTCAGCAGATCGGGCGCCTCGAATTGCCAGTCGGCATACAGCAGCAGGTCGCCGGACGGATCGCGATACTCGTAGCGGGTCATGACATCCATCAGGCCGCGCCCTCGGTGATGCTGCCGCTGGCGGTGATGTTGCCCTCAACGCGCAGCAGCGGTGCGCGCACCAGCACCCGGCTCGGCGTCGTGATCGTAACGTCCTGCTGCGCGTTGATCTCGATGGTTTCCTCGGCATTGATCACCAGCCGGCGCGTGGTGACCTCGATCTCGTTGTTGCGCTTCAGCACAATCGAGTCGCCCTCGTTGGTGTAGACCGCGACCTCGCCGGCCGCGAGGCCCGTCATCCGCGAGCCGCGTTCATCGAGCGCCACCACGACGCCAGCCGAACGGTCACCGCCGGGGAAGATGACGATGGCCTCGGCCTCGCCCGTGGGAACGGACGTGAAACCGTATTCCATAAACCGTTCGACGTTGTCCTTGCGCTCGCCGGCGAGCAAGGAGAGCGACAGCACTTGCACACCGTTGCCGTCGTCGACCGCTGCGAGCACGCCGCGCGCGATCATATTCATTACCTTATCGTTGATAGTGCTCATGTATTGCCTGATCCCTTGATGACGTGCGCCCACATGCCGCTGCCGGCCTTCTTCTTGGCGTCGTCCTTGGTCTTGCGCTTCGGCTCGGGTAGGAACGTGTCGGGCAGCACCAGGTCCAGCGTGGTCACTTCCCCGCCATCGTCGTAGCTGTATTCCACCTCGCTGATCAGCAGCGGTTCGGCGAGGCCCAGCCAAGGCGAATTGACGAATACATTTTCGTTTTGCAGCCACAGCCGGCCGTCGCGTTGCCGCCATGCATTGACCGTCGCGCTCGCCGACTTCGATCGCGCCAGCCGCCGGCGCATCTCCCAATCCGCCCGCTTCGCCGCGTCGGCGCCATCGGCCTGCGACTCTGCAATGATCACGTGCGGCCGGTAGCGCGTGATGCCGCGATCGTAGACCCGGCCCGTGATCTCGGTCAGCGTCTTTGGCTTCGTTGCCTTAGTTGCCGCAGCGCGTTGGCGAGCATACCGCTGCCCAGGCGAGAGGCCGGCGAAAGGATCGGGCGGGTCTGGGGGATCGATGTGGCTCCAGTCGTCAACGGTCTTGGTGCCGGGTCGCTGCGCCAGGACGATGTATTCGCTGAACCGTTCGCTGTCGTCGTGCTCCGCGCTGGCGATGAGGATATTGACGCCTTGCTCGATGACGCTGGAACACTGTCCGGCGCCGGCGCGCGTGAGGACGAGGCGGCCATCCTGGTCATCAGTGAGGAGAATCTCCTGCAGACGCGACACTCGCTCAAGTAGCGCAAAGCACGTCTCCCCCTGCTGGACCTGCGCATCGGGGATCGGCTCGCCGTCGTAATCCGAAACGACCTCGATGCCGAACGGAGCCGCCAGCATGCGCGCCATCTGCCCGGGCGTCAGGTTCTTGAACTGGCCGTCGGTGTTGGTGATCGAGCTATCGACCAAGTCGCAGGTCTTCGACCGGCCGGTGCAGACCACGTCATGCGAGTCCTTGGAATAGCTCGGCCCGTAACGATCTACATAGCCGGTCAGCACCAGCTCGTCGTCAAGGTAAATCTCGCAGGTGTTGCCCGGCATGATCTGCCAGGCGTTGTCGAGCAGCGCCCATCGTTCGGAGACCGATAGCTCGAAGTCGGCCGAGGCCCGTTCGAGCCCGCGCGTGACGCGCAGGCTTTTCCAGCCGGCATAATTCTCGCCCTCGATCGCCAGGTGGAACTGCGCTGTCATGTTGCGCGGACCGAACCGGTGCGCGGCATGAAGGCCGGCGTATAGGCGTTGACCGCCTCGACCAGCTCGATATCGCGGTTGGCGTCCTGATAGAACTTCCAGGCCAGAACGAGCGAGTTGAGGTTGCGCTCGGTCTTGTAGAGGACCAGCAGGACACTGCGGGCATTGCGTGCTTCGATGTCGGCCTGGATCGCCGCGCGAAGCCGGATCAGGCCGATGAAGACCGCATCATCGCCGGCATCCGCTGCGGCCGTTTCCGCCCCATCGAACGCCGCGGTGATGCGCCGGCCGAGATCAAGCGCGTCCTGCCGGCTCTCGATCGGAATGCCGGGCGTGCAATAGCCGACCTCGCGCAGCGCCAGTTGCCGGCAATAGCCCTGCCATGCGGCCTGGTTTCGGCTCTGCCGGGTGCTGGCCGGGTAGCGCGTGCCTGGGGGATCGACAGCAAAGGCGCCGGAATGTTGGGGGTTCGATAGGACCGCAAAGGTGGCGACGTCGACAGCGCGGGCGCCGGCCGTATAGTCGTTGGCGATGGCCAAAAAAGCATCGGCGACGGCGACCGGTTCGGCCGCGTTGCTGGTCGCGCCGAAGGCGGCTTCGGTCGCCGTGCACAGCCCCGGTGGATCCCGCACCAGGCCAGTCGCTTGGCCGTAGAGCACATCGATCGCCTCGACGGCCGGCGCCTGCGGATAGCCCGACGCCGGCATGCGGCTGGCCTCCAAGGTGACCGCCAGGTATTGCACGTCGATCGCCGCGCCGGTGGCGACATAGCTCAACGTCGCGCCCACGCTGAACGTTTCGACGAACGCCGCTGCGGCTGCCGAACCAAGATCATCGGCCGCACCCTCGATGATCATGTCGGTATTCTCGGTGGCGCTCGGCTCCTCCAGCTCGCCGGGCTCGGCGAACTCCAAGGTGAAGGTGCAGCGCCGGCCGACCTCGCGCTGTTCCGAGAAGACCACGCGGCGGCACACGGCGCGCACCATACCGAGGGCCGGATGAATCAGATCGCCCACGCCATCGCTCTCGCAGGCCGCCAGGAGGGCATCACGCGCCACGCGGAACAGCGGCCCGATGGTGTAGCCGGTCATCGGCCAGACCCGCTGACGACGGCCCAGCGGCTCGGCATAGGGCGTGTCGCGGCCGGGGTATTCGTGATCGGCGAACCGCCTGCCATAGTCCCCGCCGGCGTCCTCGACGTAGAAGCGGGCGCCGCGATACCAGGCCGGCCGCAGCTTCGGCGCGGAGCCGGCCAGGGTCAGGCTCAGGCTCACGCCGGCACCATCGAGTGACCGACCTCGACCCTGCTATGCACTTTGCCGTTGTCCTTGCTTGTTGCGGTGCCCACCAGGCCGGGCGCCAGATCGACCTTGATGCGGGCATCGACCTCGCCATCGACGCGCACCGGCTGCGCCTGCGCCGCCTGCGCCTCTCGCGCGACCGGGCCTTGCTCGGCAACGCCGCCATAGAGCGACGATGCTGGCAGCACTGCCGCGGTGCCGCCGCCATACTGGGCCGCGGCGGTCAGGTTCTTCGCCTGAGCGCCTCCGCCATACTGTGCAGCGGCGCTCAGGTTTTTTACCTCCCCGGTCGCCGCTGCCGCTGTGCCGCCCTTGCCAAAGAGCGAGGCGATCTTTTCCCCCGCCCAGATCAGCGGATCAATAATCGGTTTGATGAGTTTCCAAGCCCCCTCGAAGATGGCGACGATGCCGTCCCACATGCTCTTGAAGAAGTCTTTAACGCCGCTCCAGGCGGTCGTCAGGCCGCCGGGAATGAACAGGCCGACAAACCTATCGAGCCAGTCAACGGCGATCCAGAAGGCGTCCTTATTAAATTGCCACCAGTCCGCATAGAAGCTGGCGACGGCGTTCCATGCTGCCGTGAGGCCGCCGGGAACGAATAGGCCGACAACCTCGTCCAGCCAGTCGACGGCGGTCCAGAACACGCCGGCGATGTCGCCCCATAGATCCGTGAAGAAGCCGGCGACAATGCCCCAGCCTTCCATCAGCGCGCCCGGTATCTTGGCGAACTCGGCGCCGAGTTCCCGGAAGCCCTGCATCAGTCGTTCCCAGGTCGCCGCGATCGTTTCCTTGGCCCACTCGAAGGCGGCGGAGATGTCCTCCCAGTTGCGCCATATCTCGAAGGCCAGCAGACCAATGGCCGCGATGACCAGGAAGACTGGATTGGTGGCCAAGGCCACCGCCAGTTTGCCGAGCGCCGCGACCACGCCCCAGATCGAGCTTAGCAGCACGCCGGCGAGGATCGCGGCCAGCGCGGGGATCACCGTCTTGAAGCCGCCGATCGCTGTCCATACTTCGCCGAAGCCGGCAGCCATGTCCTTCAATGCGGTGCCGATAGTCTGCCACGGGATTTGTTTCATGCCTGCGGCGAATCCTTCAATAAACTTCTCGATGTTTTGTGACAGCCACAGGCGGTTCACCGCGACCCATTCGCTCATGTGTTCGATGACCGGGGTCAGCGCCGGCAACAGCGCGGCGGCAATGGTGTTGCGCACACCAGTCAAGGCAGTCGAGAACCGATGCTGCGCGTTCGCCGCCTGCTCGGCAGCCTCGGCTTCCGCCGTGCTGATCTGACCATACTTGATCATCTCGGCCATCAGTTCTTCCATTGAAATCTTGCCCTGTTCGAGCATGGCGATCCACTTGGCGCCGGTCTTGCCGAACGCTGCAGTGACGATATCGTTGCGCGCAATATGGTTGGTGTTGTTCTTGATCGCGTTGGCGAGTTGCGGCATCACCTGGGCGGCCGTGCGGGTCTGCCCGGCCGCATCCTTCATGCTGATACCGAGCCGTTGCATCAGCGCGGCGAATGACTTGTTTTTGCCGCGCGCAGCATCGCCCATCGTCTTGTTGAGTTTCCTGAGACCGCCGTCGAGTTCCTCGGCCTCGATGCCGGATAGCTTGGCGACGTGCCGCAATTGTTGCAGCTCCTCGACCGTCACACCGACATTGCGGGCGGATTTCGCCAACTCATCGGTTGTCGTAATGTAACGCTGCATCTCATAGGCCACGCCGCCGAAGCCGGCGGCTCCGGCGAGCGCGGCGATCGGCGCGGCGATCTTGAACAGCGACCGGCCCAGACCGCCAACGGCCGACGCGGCGGCCTTGGCGTTCTTCGCCACGCCGCCCAGGGCGCCCATGTTGGCAACCTTGGTGAACGATCCCCCGACCTTGCTGGCCGCCTTGCCGATGCTGGCAATGCTGGCCTCAATCTTCTTGACTACGGGAGAGGCGGTGTCCTCGATCGCGATGCGGCCAGAGATGTCGACTTTATCGGACACGTCGCGCTCGCTGCCTTTCCGCCCTCATGAGGCGCACCGTCTGCGCCTCCTCGGTCTTCAGCTCCGCGAAGGTGAGTTCGAGGAGGCGTTCGGGGTCCCGGCGCCATTGCCAGGCAACATCGTAGTATCGATCGAGACCGTTCCCTGGGATGGCCTCTGCCCGAAAAAACCCGTCACGACTTCCATCGCCGCCGCGAAGTCAGCGAGGCACAATGTGTCGACCGAGCCCGGCGGGATGTTCGCCAGCCGCGCAATCAGTGCGTGGATCGCCTGGGCGTTCGGATGCGAGTAGCCCGGACCGTCGCCTTCGCCTGACTCGAACTTGAACGGAAAGCCGCACGCGCGCAGGTCCTTCCCGATCGGTTCGCGGAACGTCAACTCGGTCACTGTCTCGCCGTAGGCTTGGATCGGCACCAGCAGTTTTAGGCTGCTCATCGTCGCTCTACCTTTGAATGGGCCAGCCGAACTCGTGCCAGCCGAGCAAGAACAGCAGCACGAACAGGAACAGCACGTTGAACCGCTGCCAATGGGCGGTATACGGCGCCGGGCCATAACTGCCGAGGAACCAGCCGAGCAGCCATAGCAGCATCAGCAGCCAGAAGATGAAAGCAATGGACATCGCTCAGTCCTCCGGGTTATTGCATCAGCTCCTCGCCGCGCATGCCTTCCCAGCGCACGGTGGCCTGGCCCTCGGCGGTGTCCATCTCGATCGCCGGCCCAGACCATGCGTTGCGCAACAGATACTTTTTCCCGTTCGCCAGTTACGCCTGCACGGTGACGTTGTTCATGGCGCGCAGTTGCTGGAGCGACAGGCCGCCGATGTCCGACAGGTCGGCCTCGATGTAAGGCACTAGCTCGGTCTGGATGAAGCCGTGCACGCCATCCTGACCC